TGATGTCGCCGCGCCCGTCAATCCAGGCTTCGGCGACGCGGTTGTTGCCAATGTAGGCGGCGACGTGTCCAACGCCGCCGGATGCGGCTTCGGAGAGTATCACGTCTCCCGTGTAGAGGTTGGCGGCAAGGCCAGCGGTTGCGGCGTAGGGGATGACGGTCCATCCGGCGGCCTCGAAGGCGGCGCGCATATCGCCGGTGTAGGTGGCGGCCCCGGTGGGGTATCCGGCTTGCTTGGCGGCTTCGATGACGAGGCTTGAACAATCGGCCTCGAAGGTGAAGTAGCCGCCGGGCACGCCGCGCGTGCGTTGCACGTCGAGGCGGTTAGGCTGGGAGTATCCCCCGTCTGCTTCGGCACACATCCAGTACAGACGGCGCGCGAACTCTTGTATGCTCATTCGTTGGTCCTTTCTCAGAGGGCGATCGCTACCCACATGATTTGGGCGTAGGCCGAGGCTCCAGAGGTGTTGTTGTGAGCCATCCAGGTGAAGCCTTCGGGCGTGATGTCCCAGGCGGCGACGTTCAGGCGCTGATTCTGGGACTGCATGAAAATCAGGGGCGTCTTGGCGAATCGGCGCGGGAATGGGACCTTGTAGGAGCCGGTCTGTTCGCCGGGCTGGAGGGAATTCAATGCGACCTGCCCAACCTGGAATGCGGTGGTGAGCTTGTCGGTCGCGGCCTTGACTTCTGCGAAATTCGCGTTGACGTCTTCGGCGCGGGCGATCTCGCCGGGGACAAACGTTTTCATGAGTGTGGTCCTTCCTAGTGGTTGGTAGTGAGGTTGAGGCGGGTTTTCCAGGTCGTCGGCGTGATTGTGTGGGTGACCTGGGTAATGAGGGCTAGGGCGTCTTCGCCGCGCCATTCGATGTTGACCGCGTTGATTGGGTCGAAGGCGGCAGCGGTGGCCATGTGCGCGCCACGGTCGGAGGGACCGGCGTCGTGCGCGGCCACGAGGGTCACGCTGGAGGGCGTGGGATCAGCGTTCGCGGCGGCGAGGTAGCGGCGCGCGGTCCGTTCGACGACGTCGGCGGGGAGGGTGGTGTCAATCGAGATCGCCGAGCCTCCCCATGCGTTCGCCGCGGTCGGATCGTCAACGGTGGCTTCCGTATCGTCCGCTGCCCATTCGCTGTTTTCGGCGTCCCATTTCGCGCCGTGGTTGTTGATGGTGACGTGTGCGACGGTGTCGGATGAGTTCCACGCAACATTGATGTCTGTGTATGACCAGATGCCGGATGTGATCGCGGATTCCTCGGCGTCGGTGAGGGTGATCGCCGCGGATTGGGGGCGCGTGACGCGGATCGACACGGTCCCATCGCGGTCTACGGTCCAGGAGCCGAGGACCGAGGCCGTGAGGGCGTCCAAGTGCTTGGCAAGGCTTGTTTCCCAGACAGTCGGCGGCACGGTCTGCGTTGCCGTGTCGTGGATACGGTAGGGCAGATCGGGGGCTGACTTGATGAGACGGTCCAGGCGCGCGGTCCAGGTCTCCGAGCCGTTTCCCCCGTCTGCTTTGGCGCCGTAGCGGGTGATCGCTGCGAGCCGGGCGACGTTATCGGCGGCGCTGAGGGTGACCTCATAGTCCACGCGCGAGCCGGGCTTGTGGGGCGTGATCGTCAGGTCCGTTATGACGCCGGTGTAGATCGCCGTCCGTGTCGGCCAGTGGATCAGTCGAATGGGCGTGCCGTGGTGGAGGCCGGTCGCGCGTGGGCTAAGGGCGTTGATCGCGTGCGCGGTGAGGGTGCCCACGGCGGCGCTCATGGCGGGGCCGTTCGTCGTGACGCCGCGCGTCACGGTCAGTTCGGTGCATGGTCCGAGGATGTCTTGCCACTGGTCGGCTATAGCCTCGCCTTGGTTCCACGCGCGGGTATCCCAGGCGTTGCGGTTCCACGCGAGCGCCCACGGGCGGGGCGCTCCCCTGGTCCATGCCTGGCGGTTCCACCGGTCGGTATTCCATCTCAGTCCTGCGCTGCCTTGGATCGGGTAGAGAGCTTGGAGGCTGAGTACGTCGCAGGGCCGGGGGTTGGCGGGGATATCGGTACGGTCCCAGACCGTGAGGGCTTCAATGATGCCGGTCTGGAGGCCTGCGACGTCAATGGCGAGCTCGGTCCCCATGTCGCTGTTCTCGGCGGATGCGGTGTAGATAGGGCCCGGGCCGTAGGTGTTCGCCTGGTTGCCGATGCGGATGACGATCGTCTTCCCGGGCTTGTCGGCGCGCACGCGGATTTGCGCGCCGATGCGGTGGCCTGGGACCAGGTTGGGCACAGTGATGGTGAGGGCACTCGATCCGGGCGTGAGGGTGAAGCGCACGCGATCGCCGCTCATGGGTTGGCAGGTCGCGCCGGTGTAGTCGGTGATGGAGGGGCTAGGGAGGGTCGTCATGGCTTACCGTCCTGCGCCGTTGAGTCGGGTGTACTGGTCGATGGATTGGGCAATCATGCGGCCCGCGTCAATCGACGGGTTGAGCATTTGCGCGGTCACATGGATGGTGACGCCGCCGCGCGCGCGCATCCCGGCCAGGCCGCTGGCGTCTGGGAGGCCGAGCGACCCGGCGTCGGTGTCGGCAACCATGCCCGTGAGCGCGCCGAGTGATCGACGCACTGCGCCGTAGCGTGATTCCAGGCCCCTGATGAAGCCGTCGATCACGAGGCGACCGGCTGGCGTGAGTAGTACGGCGTCGTAGTCGGCGGGCCCCTTCCAGGACGTCAGGCTGGAGGTGAGGCTGCCGAGCTTCGACTTGACAGAGCCGAACATTGAGCTAATGCCGTTGATGAAACCCTGGATGAGGCTCTTACCGGCGTTCCATAGGGTAGAACCGAGGTTGCCGAGCGCGGATAGGGCGCGGGATGGGAGGGATGAGATAGTGGAGATAGCCGAGGATACGCCGCTGGCGATCGCGCTCTTGATGCCGCTCCATGCCCCTGAGACGGTCGATGAGATGGAGGACCAGACGCCGGAGAAAATGCCGGAGATCACGCCCATTGCTCCAGTGATGTATCCCTTGACAATCGAGAGGGCCCCGTTAATGACGCCCTTAATGCCGTCCCAGACGCTGGAGACGATCTGCTTAATGCCGTCCCAAACGCCCTGCCAGTCGCCGGAGAGCGCCGATGTCCAGACCTGGATAATGCCAGAGATGACGCCTACCACGGTGGAGATCACGCTGGAGATCACCTGCCAGACGCCGGATACCACGGTGGAGATGCCCTGCCAGATCGTATCCCAGTTCGCGGCCAGGCCTTGGAACACACTAACGATGAGATCGACGATGGGCTGACCATATGATGCCCACGCGGCTTGCAGTTGGGGCCAGACGGCGTCCCATGCTGCTTGAATCTTCGCCCACGCGGCTTGCAGGGCGGGCACTACGTTGGTTTGGAACCATTCGACGACGACGGACACGGCGGCCTTGATCTGTGCCCATGCGGCGTCGACGGCGGCGCGGAAAGTCTCATTGTTCTGGTAGAGCGCAACGAAGATGGCGACCAGGGCGGCAATGGCGGCGATCACGAGGAAGATCGGATTAGCGGCCATGGTCGCATTGAGTGCCGCCCATGCGGTCTTAGCTGCGCCGATGATCGTCTTGATCTTGTTGAAGGTCTTGAAGCCGGCCACGAATGTCCCGATGACGGCGGCGGCGGCTCCAATGGCGGGTCCGAACTTCTCGAAGAATGCGACGACGCGGGACACGGCGGGCGGGACCGTCGTGGTGAGCCAGTCAATGAGGGCTTGGAGGCGGGGCCGGACCTCGGTCTGGAAGACTGCGGCGGCTTGCTTGATCTTCGGGACAACGGTGGCCTGGATGCGGGCGGCGAAGTCCTGGAGGGCCGGAATGGCGATGTCCTTTGCCCACGTCGAGAGCGATTCGAGCGCGGGCACGAGGTGGTCCAGGGCGGCTGACGCGAGGGCGGTCACCATGGGCAGGACTAGGGTACCGGCCTTGGCGGCGAAGTCGCCGAAGTGGGCTTTGAGGACCTGCACTTGATGCGCGAGTGTGTCGCCTTCGCGTGCGAAGGCCCCGTGCGCGTCCGCTGTCTGCTCCATAATCAAGGCCAGGGTCGCCGCTTGCTGCGCCTCGTTATCGAAGGAACCGCCCACCTTCTGGAAGCCGAGTTCGGCGGCTTTGGCGTCAATGCTGGCCTGCTTCAGGGACACGCCGTAGCGCTCGATCGGATCGCGCTCCCCCTTCAGGGCGCTGGAGAGCGCGGCGACGGCGTCGGAGGTCGAACCGCCGAATTGGGCGGACAGATCGGCGGCGACGCCGATCAGGTCGTTGGTCTTGCCTGCGAGCTGGTCGATCGAGGTACCGCCGTTTTTGAGCTGTGCGCCCAACAGCGTGCCGAGTTCTTGATACTCATTCTTGGTCAGACCGACGGTTGATGCCGCCGTGTCGGCGTAGGCCTTCATCTGGTCTGCGCCCGACTTGAAGACCGCTTCGATGGCTCCCGTTGACTGCTCCAGGTCGGCGGCGGCGCTGACTGCCTTCGCCCCGGCGGCGCCGATAGCGGCTGCGCCAGCGGCGGCGACGGTC